ATGGATGATAAGCGGGATGTGACGAACGGGCGTCCACGAGGTTTGGTAATGATTTCAATGGGTTAGACTGGAGGTGTACTGGAGGTTTGTTCGGTTTAACGAACGATTTTGAAGGTGTTTGAGGGGGTGTGGCAGGTTGACGCAGGGGTGAGCGAATAATAGTGGAGAAGGAACAGACCCCGCGCGTGTAGCAAGGTTTGTGCCAACTCCACCATGGGTGGACAGATTTTCACGGTTATGTGATCGGGTAGGGCATGATATGGATGCTCTATCCCGTGATAGTGCAATGATTTCAATGGGTTAGGCTGGGATGGTGACGGATTGGGTGACAGTTTGTGTGCATTACGTATGGTAAGGACCGCGTGATGGGAACGCGAGGGGGGCACGGGGGGACGGGCGCGGCATCAACTATCGAGTCACCACTTCAGATTTTTGTACCAAACATTCCGAACCCCTAGGAAGCCCGTACAGCCCCTTCAGCCACCTTGGATGACCACAGGTAGCCCAGCCTAGGAGAAACCCCTGTACGGCCTTCCTAGAGCTTCCTAGGGCCTATTGAAGGACTCAGGGGGGCTACGGACGTACAGGGGCTCTGGGAGGACAGGCTACAGTCTGTTATTGTGGATGGGGAAACAGACTACAGGCTGACTTATCGTTGATTGAGGACGCGGCCCACCTCACGGGAGACACCGGCCCAGTCAGTTCCATCCTGACGAGGCTTGGCACATCCAGCAAGGGTGAGCCCGAGGACGATGGCCGTCCAGAGTGAAATCAACTTAACGCTCATATAAGATTCCTGTAGGTGGTTGGGAGTGGGATGATCGTGGGAGACCCCATGGGGAGACACCCCCTGTGGGGACGACCACAATGGAGATAATTATTTTGTGGTAGGGATTGACATTGGGGAGATTTGTGGTACCCTATCTCTATATATAATAAGAGATATAATAAGAGAGGTACTTAGAGATGGATGATGGTTATATATCTCTCATACCACTATAGTCCCCTCTAGCTAACTCTAGCTAACTCTAGTCCACTCTAGGATTATCTCCTACGGGACCCTAGATGTCTCCTACCGGTGGATGGGAGGGGGAACCCTGTCTCTCTCTTGGGGATAGCCACCATGTGGCCCATCATCCTCTTTAGCTCCTTGTCCAGCAGATCGTCCTTGTGCCCCTTGGCAGCAAGCTCTGTATCTCGGGCAGCACTATCCACCCAGTGGGCTATAGCTCCAGCCAGAGCGTCGAGTCTGTCGTCCTGAGCGAGGGCACCTGTCTGGGCAGTGATGCGGGCTAGTTGGTAGAAGAGGCGGTAGTGGTTCTGCTTGTCGGAGGGATATTCCTCGGTGGATTTAAGATCGTGTTCCACCACGGAGGGACACACCACCAGCCTGTGCTGGGCAAGGACTGGCTCCAATGTGTCGATGATCCTCTTCTCCTTGGCCACCTGAGACCACTTCGCATCCTCCACCCTCACCGGGTAGTGACGCTGGGCAGCACCTTGCAGGAGCTTGGAGAACATACCCCCACCGTAGTTGGGTTCTGTCTTGATGAGGTTGACCTCATGTCTCTTGGCGATAGCCAACAAGGCTCTGAGGGTGGTGTCTGAGTAGCCATCGAGGAACCCCCCACTGGCCACTAGGAAGAACCTACCGAAGAGGGTCTTCACCACTGCGTAGGCAGTCTCGTCCTTACCGCGGCCTGAAGGGTCAACGAACATGACCGAGCCTTGGTAGGGGGCAGCATCGGGGGATACCCACCCGGGCTTATGCCACCTGTCCCCTTGTAGACCTACCGCGGGGAGGTCGAGCCCCTGAGTGGGACCAGAGGCCCACATGAAGTCTGTAGGGGCCTTGGTGGGGTCGAGGGGGTAGGTGATGAAGTCACCAAGCTTCAAGGGGTAGCGGTCAGCGTCACTGAGAGAGGTGTCTAGCTGGAACTGGAGGGCAAAGCCTTGCTTGCCATAAGACAGCCTACGCTCTTCAAGGTCAGCTTCAGTGAACCTCTTGATGTCGGTAGGCTTACCTGAAAGCTCCGGGTTCTTGTCCAAGAGGTTGGCAATCAGTGGGGCAAGCTTGGCCCCATAGCGGCCTCTCTGTTCAGGCTGGGGGAAGAGGGCTGGCCAGATGCGGAAGACGTAGCCACGCTCCGGGAGGGCATTATAGAGGGACTGCTCGTCCTGTGGGGTGCCGAGGTAGACGATCCGTCCACCGGGCTTCAGTACGGCGTCAAACTCCTTGACCCGCTCTGCAAGCTTCTCTCGCAGGGCACTGGTAGCCGAGTTATTAGGGACCTCCACGTCATCCGCTACGATCACATCAGCACGGGTACCAGCGATCTGCGAGGTGACACCGAGAGAGAGGACGGAGGGGGACTGATCTGGGGTGGCAGGCCCAACGTCAAATGCGACCTTGGACTGCCGTTGGTCATCACGGGGGATGAGGTGTTGGAGTTGGGGGACCGAATGGATCAGGTCCAGCACGAAGGTTGAGAAGTTGTCCGCTCGCATCTTGGAGGCGGAGACAACGAGAATCTTGGTCTGCGGATTGCAGTACAGGAGCCAGCACACGAAGGCGGCGGTAACGAAGCTCTTCCCCACACCACGGAAGGCGAGGATACCCAGACGGCGAGGACCAGTCTGGAGGAAGGTCGCAATATCATACTGGACAGGGGTGGGCTCTGGGAGGTTCAGATGTTTCCACAAGAGCCATAGGAAGTTCCGGAAGTCAGCCTTCAGTGGGTCGGCTGGGGTCAGCTTGGTCGAGCCTGTGAGGTGGCTCTTCAGGGATGTCATATGGTAATGAGTGCCTTGTGGTATTAGATAGGCCCTAGGAAGCCCTAGGAAGGCCGTACAGGCCCATTCTACATTCCGCATGAAGTGGGGTAGCGGGGGAGTAGAACGGGCCTGTAGGGGGCTTTAGGCTTTGTGGGTCAGGAACACCTTAACCTGACCAGCGGCGACTGCCGTGGCGTCGTTGTCTGCAATACCACCAGTGATGGCGATACCCAGACCAAGGGGGAACCGGAAACCAGTCGCAGACTGCATGATCTGTGCAACACCCGGCATACCGGCTGTCAGGGGTTGGAGTGGGATAATCATGACAGGGATGTCGGTTGTGAGAGGCACCGTTGCCTTGTTGTACAACTTGACGTAAGCCACTGCCGCACCTGTATTGGACGCATAGAGGCTTCCCACGGCACGGGGCCCTACCTGTACCAGTGTCATGTTGGTTGTAGCGGCGGAGTTCAGGAAGAAGTCGCGGGCCACCACGTCAAGCGCTGGGGGATTTACCGATGGGGTTGTGTTGACCAATCCACCAGCGGTTCGGTTTGCGAGAGCGAGAGTTGTCACGTATGTCCTTAGTTAAGACTTTCTCGTTCAGCTTGAAGCTGGTCGAGGTTCTGAAAGGGGAGTTGACTCGCCAGTTCTTGGACATCACTTGCCGATTCCATTGGGAGGATGGCTACATTGTTGTCTTTAAGTAGCTGGCGAGCCACGTTAAGATCAGCCGCAGTAGCCGATCCATCCTTCAACTTGTCCATGAGGTTCTTCACCATGAGGGCTTGAAGGGTATCGAGTTGGTTGCGGTCAGTTCTGTTGGTCATTTGGGTGCAAAAGCGTAGACGCTCTTCATGATGAAATCAGAGGACAGGATGAAGCCGATGAGGCCAATAGCCGCACTCCCGGCCCGCTTGTAGAACGTCAGGTCTTTATCCAGACGGTCCACGATGGCCGGGAGTTCTTTATATACATCAAGGCGTTGCTCGATGTTTTTGAAGCGTTGGTCAAGGGTATCAGCCAGTCCATCTAGCTTGCCTTCAACGCGTCCTAGGGAGCGTTCGAGGGTTGCCGAGGTGGCACGGGAGGTCATTTGACTGGGACTCCCAGTGAAGACGTGATGACACCCCAGTCCAGTCCACACTGCACTGCTCCGCATCCTGCAAGGATTACAGTAAGCAATCCGATCAGTGCTCCTTTGCCAGCTTCACCAACTCGGACATGGGGACCGAGAGTGACTACTGCTAAGGAGGCGGCATAGATGCCGATGGTGAGGGGGGTCAAGAACAGCCAGAACGGTGAGGCAAGCACGATCAGGGGCAGGGCAAACAATGTCCCACTGATGAGCCATGCCAGTGCATCGGAAAGCGAACGCTGGTCTGGGTATATATCGTCGGTAAACCGTTCAA